AAATCTATTTTTCCCTCCAAACCTATTGTTTTTTTTCTTTCTTTTTGTTTTCTTTTTCTTTTTCTCCTCTGGAGTATAATTGTACTCTTTATCTCTCTCTTGTTGCAATAATTTTCTTTCAAGTTTTTTAGCTTCTCTTTCAGCTTCTCTTTCTTTGTATCCGGGAGATTTTTCTCCGTATGTCATTTCCCATAACTCTCTATCATATCTTTTCATTTCAGATTTATTCTTATATCCCTGAAGTTCCCTTTTTTCATCTTTTTGCTGTTCTTTTTTATAAGACTTGACATTGTATTTAATAATAGATCCTGCTTCAGATGGAAGAACCCCGAGACTATATAAAAAATAAGCTAATGCATTAAGAGCGATTGGTCCTCTTAACGATGGATCAATTTTTTTCTCATTACCATAATTATCCGTGTAAGTTCCAGTAGACCCCATACCTATCATTTGAAATAAATCCTCAGCAGTTTTAAGCGGTATACCTAAAACACCTGCTTGTTCTATAAATGTTTTTTCATCTTTTGCAAAAAATTGAAAAGGGTCATCTCCATCACTAGCTGTTCTTATGACCTTATTGATCAACTGTAAGGTTATGTCATCTAAAGGAGGTATAGGTGATAAAACATCCTTAACTACATTACCCGCCCTACCTTTTAATCTATTTTGAAACGCTTTTTCTTTATCTTCCTCGTCGTCATCTCCAGTAATCGCAGATGACATTAACGCTAAAGCTTGAGTAACAGCAAGACCTATTAAGTTAAATGTAGCGGTTTCTACTCCAAGACCAGCTAAAGAACGATACGCGCTTCTTTTATCTTCTTTTGTAGCTGTTTTACTAAGCGCTATATTGAAGTCAGTATACATTCTTGTCTTTTGATTTAACAAGAAATTAGCGAATGGAAAAAATATTTTACGCGCAACTTGATTCACAGCGTTTTTACTTCTAAATAAGTCACCCTGTAAGTCTATATCGGAAACATTCTGTTGCCTTCCCACTTGTTGTTCAGCAAAAGCGCCTGCTTGTTTATTTACTTTATGATTTGACCAATCAATATTAGAAGGATCTACACCTTGTTTTTTTAAGTCATTCATATAGTAAGCCATCCAAGAGGCTTGAGCTGCAAATTTATCTGGACTTACTAAAAACTTTTGTAAATAAAATTTATTAGCTTCTAACAAAACATTACCAGCCTGCTCCCATTTACCTTCAGCAGCCTTATCCATTTTTGTGTTAGTCCCTTCTAAATTTGTTATAGACTGTAAGCCACGATTAGCAATTTCATAACCTGACTTATTTAACCAAATTCTAGCATCAGGATTTGAAGTTATTAAAGATATTCCTTGACCAACAGAACCAAGATCAAACATTAAATTTGTCGCTGTATTCACTAAAGGGGTTAACTGCTTTATAAATTGAGTTGGTCCACCTAAAACTCTAGAGACACCAATTCCAGCTATTTGATTAAGAAGCTTTATAGTCTCCTTATCTTCAATTTTTTCACTTGCCCCTCTTTTGGAGTTTACGTAATTCTGAAACTTGCTAAAAATAAGGTTTCTATTATCTACATCAGGAACTAATTTTTTAAACTCAGGGTTCAAATTTTTTGAAGTCCCCATAAATCCTTTCATTACCTGTATACTTTCTGCTGTTTCAAGATCTGTTAAAGCATCTTTTAGATTGCTTATATTGGAAGAATCAAACCCGAGATTTACAACTCTTCCAGTTGTAAGTCTTTTAGGTCTAACAACATCCATTAAAACACCTGATTCTTTATCGTAAATTTTTTGTGAAGTACCTTGAAATTGAGGGCTTCCAATCTCCTGGTCAGTACTACCAGCTTGATCTTTCAATAAACTAAATGAGTCTGGTGTGTAGTTTATATCTTTACCTAAAACTTTGTTATATACGTTTAAAGATACATTTTCTAAATCAGGTCTAATTTTTGACCACTCAGCAGTCATCCACTCAACAGCTTCTTTATTTGTAGGGTCAACCTTATTTTCAATATCTTGTATACTATTAGATCCTGACAGTATTTTATCAGCAGCTTCTTTAATAAGTTGAGCTTTTTTTGTTTCTCCTGAGTCGTTTAAGGTTTTAATAGTTTCTTCAACTAAGCCTTTACGTCTTTCAAATTCAATTCTTTGATCCTCTTTAGTTCCATCTACCGTTCTTCTCATGAAAGCAAATAAACCTCTTTCTGTATCATTAGCCGCCGTGTTAAAATCTGTGCCGTTGGGCTGTGTTCTTGTAATGCCTTTTATTGCATTAAATTTACTTGTGGGCTTGATGAACTTATCTACATAATCCTGAGAAATATCATTTGTTAACCTTTCAGCTTTTGCAACTCCGTTTCTAAACCCATCAAACCCAGATAACTTATTAAATATTCTAGCCGTAGACGTTCCTTTAAATAAGTTTTCCATTATTCTAGGCATTGCACCTAGTTTTTTGTACCAAAAATTAGCAACCTTTTTAGAACCAAATAATTTCAATGGTCTAGCCGGCCTTAATAATTTATTTGCCTTGATAACGTTCTTCATTCCTTCGTTACTCTTAGTTGTAGCAACCATTCCGCCCGTCCCTTGATTAACGACAAAATTAACCATAGCATCTAAAGCTTGTAGTTTATCTTTGGTGGTATTCATTAAGTCAAGATCTATATTCATAAAATCTTTTATGATTTTTTGATCTTGTTTACTTATATTTATTTTTTCTCCAGTAAAAGGGTCAATGTTGTTTTTTATAATATCATTAACTATTCCTTGATAAACACTAAAAGCTTTCTTTACACCTTTATTTATAATAGACTCCTTAGCTATTAGCTTGTCCTCCTTAGCTTGTATATCTTTATCTCCATCTCCTTCTTCAAGAATTTCACGCATTTCTTCAAGAGTAAATTCGTTAGAATTTAATCCAGTTAAATCACTGAATGCCAAGGCTTCAGCTTTTCTTATTATTTTATTTTCCTTAGCTATCTCCTTAGATGTATACTTGTCAAGGGCTTTTATATCCACGGCGTCAGCTACAATAATATTACCATCTTTATCAGTCTTGCTTTTTGTTAGACCATCTACAACTTTTTGTGCGTTTTCTAAATATAAATCTAAATCACTCACTAATGCTGGATCAATTTTTAAAAATTGTTTTGCAGAAATCGAAACCTCTCCATCTAAACTTTCGCTTTTTAAAAGCTTTTTTATTTTTCTAGATAAGCTATCAGCATCACTAAACTTCTTAGCGTTATTCGCGTCTGTATTAACTTTATCGACATATTCTAAAACTTGACTCACTAGGCGGGGGTTGTTTAAATTCACACCCGACACCTTGTTAATTAAGGAGTTTGCTTTTTTTAAGGTTATTGATCCTAACTTTTCTAAAGATTTTATGGCATCAGACAGAGATTTTCTTCTTTTAGTCTGATCTAATTTTGAATCTTTTGCTGCTTTTACTTCAAGATTTATTTGATCTTTTAAAGCTTGACTCTCGTTAACAGTAACAATTTTAGGCTTTCCATCAGTTACGCTCTTTGTTGTTGGACCTTTCTTTTTGCCAAATATTCCAGGCTCTTGAGCTTCTTTTTCTAATTTAGACTTAACATTTTCTTCAACAATACTTAACGGCTCTCGATTAGGATCAACTTCTAATACGGTATTTACATTTGTTGGCGTTGCCTCTAGACCTGTTAAAGATTTAAATTTGTCTTTTAAATTTCTTAAGGTTTCAGTTGAAGCTGTTATACCCGTAAGCTCTTTTATGGCTTGATTATTAGGATTGTTTTTCATAAACTCAACAACCTCCTCTAAAGTTACATTTTCTTGTCCAACAGCATCAACCCATCCGTCTTCTAAACTGACGCCGTCTTTACTGATCCAGGTACTTGTGAGACCAAATTCCCCAGGATCTACACCCGTTACTCGTCTCCAGCTTTCTGGAGTAAACTTAAGCCCGATGATGCCTGTTACTCCTGTATTAGATCCAAATAATTCTTGACTCTGCGCCTTACCTTCTTTTATTAATTTCTGCTCATTAACAATTGTCTCTGCAATCTCTTTAGCACTATCGCTTGACTCTGCAATCTCTTGGTTTATTTGATCCGGAGAAACACCCTCATTTAATTGAGATCGCTGACCTTGATTAACATCAATAATAGACTCTAAATATATTTTTTCTGCAACTTTACGCGCCTTTTCTGACACAGGCTTACCTGTTCTTGTGTTAATTACAGATTCAATTTTACCTTCTTCATTAAAATTTATCTGAGTACTAGTCTTTCTTCCTGTCAAAGATCTAACTATAAAAGGTTCTTTAATAGATGGCTTAGTTATAAAGCCAGGGTCTTTTTTGTCCGATACAGCTTCTGTGGTAGTCTCTAAACCAATCGCTTTCTTCTGACGTGAAGATAATGCGTCAATTTTTTTCTGAGACATTACTTCTGTAATAGGCTTTGATTTAGAAGTTATAACTTCTCCATAACTAGCTTCTATGTAATCTTTATTAGACAGAGTATTTTCTTTTGATACTTCTGTTCCGCTTCTTTGACCATCAATAATCATGGTAAATTCTCTTGATCCGTCTAAATTTGTTTTAACCTCTACAGTTGTATTAGTTCCGTCTGAACTTTCCATATCAACCTCAAAAACCTCAGCTTCTTTTGCTACTTGATTATCTCTAAGTCTTTCTTCTTCTAACGCAGGAGCTTCTTGAATAGTTCCTTCAAAACTTTGTTCCCCCTCAGGTGTAGTTGTTAATTCACCCTCTGGATTAGTAATTTGTTTTGATTGCTTGCTATCTCTTTCTTGAACTGCTTTTATTTCCTCATCTACGTTAGCAATCTGTTCATCTATAGTTTCTTTTAAAGGCCCTTCTAGTCCTTCCTTTTGCTTTACAAGGTTTAGTCTTTGCTGAAGTAAGTCCGAAGCCTCTAACATATTGTCAGAATTTATAATCGTACCGTTTGTTCTATTTATTGCAGTTTGCATTGCATAAATTTCATCGTAAGCCTCCTTGCCTTGTTCAGGAGTTAACAACTCTTTATTTACTAAATCTTCAATAGACTGGTCTAGATCACTCACTTCACTAGCCACAAATCTTATAGCGTCACTCCTTTGGTTTGATGTAAGCAATTGAGAGCCTCCTAAGCCAGTTGTTGCGCCTATGGTTAAAGCAATAGTCTCTATAATTTCACTCTTTTTAACACTACTACTTCTAACATCAAGACCAGTGGCTGCATTTACAATTGCATTAATACCTTTTTCTGAAAAATAAACAGGCAGTTCTTCAACAACAACTTCTTTAAGGTTTTCTGCGGCAAGGGTTTTTATTTTACCGTATAATTTCTTCTTGCTGAAGTCTTTACCTTTGTTCTTTACTATATCTATTATTTGAGATTTAATAGTTTTTAAACCACCACCTATTAGGTTAATATTTGACCCTGCTAATCCTGAAAAAAGACCATCTAAAGAGGCAATAGCATTTCCCGCCATAACAGCCTTGCCTAAGGCCTCATCTTCAGTTAGTCCTGCCTTAACAAGGTCAGCTCTCATATCTTCTACTGATTGAGCCACTGTGCTAGCGTAAGAAGCCGATCCCATTCCTATCGCCCCTTTGACTTTACTAGAAAGTTTAACGCCCTTTAAACCACTACTAAATATTTTTCCGCTATATATTAAAGCAAAAAGATTTGCAACCGTTTGTACTCCAGATTGAACAAAAGCTCCACCGTCATAAAAAGTTTCAGAATTATTTATGCTCTTTGCCCGATCTTTTATTTGCTTAATCTTTTCCTCTGACAATATTCCAAAAACACTTACATGAGTAGTATCATCTATCACATCTCCCTCATCGGTGACAATAAACTCCTTTCCGTTTACAGTAACCTTTTTTCCACTAATAAACCCAGATCTTCGAACAGAACCAATATCTTTTTCAGCTGCTTCGCTAGAGTCTAAAAACGCTTCAGTAATTCCGGCTAATACTCCTTTTTTATCAGCCCCTAAAGATGCTAATCCTTGATCAAGAAGACTGGGAATCGCAGCAACTGTTCCTGTAGCAAAGCTAGCTATGGTGTTAGGAATAGTTTTTAAAATTTCAGCCCCTTCATACGCAGCTTGTGTAAATCCACCTATTTGTCCGGCTGCATATATTTTTTTACGTCTTTGTAAATCTAAATCCGAAGTGTATTTTTTATATGTGGGGAACAATTCACCCATCTTGCTTAGAAGATTAGTTTCTTCTATAAGCTTTTCCCCTAATTGTTTTTTAGCTCTAAGAAGCAAAACCTGCTCTTGAGGATTTTTAGACAATATTAACTTCGAGTTGATAGTGGTTAAGTCGTCACTAATTTTTTTTATTACCTCCCCTTTATATGAGAGTAATTTTTCAGAGTCTTTTTTTTCTCTTAAATACTCTTCAGCTTCATCTGTTGTCGGTGAGTATTTTAAAAATTCAAAAGAGTCAGACTCTTCTCTTTGAGTTAATTGCTCCCATTTAGAGTAATCTTCCTGATTAATATTTAGCTTGCTAAGTATATTTTTATCAACTTTAGTAGGTTTAATTTCCAAACCTTCTTCTAAATCTCTTGGTAAAGATGTTAGATTGGGCATAGATAAATCAGTTTGTACTTCTCTAGACCCAGTTTCGTTTAAGAAAGTGTTGTATTGTCCAGAAATATTCCCTGAATCTACTTCAATCCCTTGTTCCTCTAAAAATAGTTTTTGAGATTTTTGTAAACTTGACAAAGCCAAAGAACCATCCTCCGACCCGGATTCCGTATTGGCTTCTTCTTTTTTTTTTAATGAACCGTCATCAATTAAAGACTGTGAACGATTTCCATATTTTTTAACAATATCTATTCCTTTTATTTCAGTACCATTAGGGCTAATATAAAACGAATCAAGATCAAAATCAATCTCAACTTCTTCTTTTTTATCAGCGGTTTTATCTGTTTGTTTAAGATTTCCGCTATCTACCAATCCTTGAAATCTATCTCCATATCTAGATTTAGCTTCACTCTCAGTAATTACAGATCCATTAGGGGATTCAAATAATAATTCGTCTTCCATTATTGTATGTTATTATTATTTTATTTGTATTCCAATGTCATCTACCTCAACTTCCCTTGCTGTACCTTTCCCTGGGGTGTTTTTTGTTTCAGAAGACCTTGTTTCATCTATTGTCAATGATCTGTTAAAACCGCTCTTAGAATAAAGAGGATCATCGAGTACGCTATTATAGTTTTTTCCGGTTAACGCTTGCCCAGCAGACAATAAAAATTCAGCCTCACTTTTTAATTTTTTTATTCGTTTTTCATTACTCTTAACCACTGGCTTCTTCGGATCATAACCAGGTTTACCAAGTTCATTACCTTTAGTCTCTGGCTTCTTCGGATCATAATCAGGGTTATCAACTTCAGCATAAAAAGAAATTGCTTTAGTTATAGTTCCGCCTTCTCCATCTCCAACTATTAAATTAATACCATTCTCATTTCTTTCTACATATTTAACATCATTAGTACCTTTATAGTCTCTAAAGTAATCTAAAGAAGAAACTATTTGCTCTGGAGTCCCGGAATACAAAATAGACACTATTTCTGCCTCTTCATTTAATTCTATCTCTTTATCTTCATCTCCTTTATTAAACTCCTTTCGTCTTTGTTTTAACTTGGCCCATTCAATTGCTGACCTGTCTTTCTCTTGTTCAGTAAGTTCTTCTCTTTCTGTTATTTTCTTATCCAACCCTGCCTCAAATAAACTCTCAACATATGCTGTCGCCTCTTTATCTTGAGCTTCTGTAAATTTAATTGAACCGTCAGGTAACATTAAAAGTAATTTAGAGTCCTTTTTAGCTTTTTCTTCATCGTATGTAAAGCCATACCCCATACTATCAGAAAGGATGCTTGACTTCTGATTATCATTGGCTAAAACACTTTCTATTAAATTAACTTTAGCGTCATTCATCAAAGCTACAGACTTTTTGTCTTTATATAAATTATTAAAAGCCATCTCGGTTGTAACTCCCATTTTATCCTTTATCATGATAGTGCCTAGATTTTCAATAACACCCGTGATGTTTCCTTGAACGTCAAATTTATCATATTCTTGTGTAGATAATCTTAATAGTTCTGAGGCATTAGCAAAACTGCCTGGCGTGGTAGATAAAGAAAATGTGCCGTCGTCATTTTTCGTTCTTTCAGCTACATTAATTTCTCCTGTTAAAGGATTTATATAAGCACCACTCTTACTAAACTTCAAGAAACCCTCCATCTGTTCGCGTAAAAAAATCTCTTTGTTACTACTAATTCCATCATTAGCTCTTTTCATAGATTTATCAAAGTTGGCATTAAAAGATTTACCCGCCTTAAACATTATATCTACACCCTGTGTCGTGTTTGCTCTTTTCTTGTAATAATCTCTCTCAGATAACCTTCCGTTTCTCAAGTCATCTATATCTTTAGCCATTTGAGTACCAGCATCTTTAGAAAGGTCTGCCATAAACCTATTGGTCTCGGCATTAGCCCCTTGAGGCTGGTCTAATAAAGATAATGCGAAATCCGCGTCTATTTTATCAATAGAGGCTTTGCGATTTTCTCTATCAGTAACTTCGTCTTCAAGAATCTTAGTCATGTCGTTACCAACCTTATTCCAATCTACTTGCGTGGGCGCATCGTCCCTTACATAACCGTATGCCATATTATAATTTTATTTCTTACTTACTTTAAAAAATCCTTCCAAAAATATCTTTAATTCCTCCCCCTACAGCCGCCAAAGCATTCCCTACATTAGTTCCGCCGCCGCCCTGACGAAAATCAGATCGGCTTAATGTATAGTCACTAACATCATTGTCAGCCATTGTTTGTTTATAATCTCCATAAGATAAATTTGGAGTGCTAGGGTTGTCTATGTTTTCACTTCCATATAGACCAACCATTCCAAGACCTTGTTTAGCTAAATTTCCAACCTGTTGAAAACCGGCTGTATTAGCTGCGTTTGCGGCTGCCCTAGCGTCTGCTGCCATCATTTGAGCGCCTGTTGCTGTTGCTTGATCTATTGTCGCTCTTTTTCCCGCCAATCTAGAGTCTTCTTTAGCGGCTAACTTATCTAAATCGAAAAGTTCTTTTCCCATAGCAACTCTCTGTCCAGCCTGTCCAGTTTGTTGAGCTAGTGCTACTCGTCCTATCGCTTCTGCAGCTCCGCGCCCTCCTTCTCGTGCAGCCTGTACAGATTGAGCACCACCCTGAAGTAAAGCATCTCTTTCTAATTCATAGCCCTCTTTTTGAATAGACAACCCTTCATAGTAGTTAACGGAAAGTTCTTGCTTTGCGGACTCCATAGCCTTAACGGCGGCTTCTTCTGCTTCTGTTTGCTTTTTTCTTTGTTTCCCCGCTTGTACAAAGCTTGCTGTTGCTGTTCCTGCAGATATTGCTAAACCTGCTGCTGCGATTGCTGTTGCTGCTGCCATATTATATTGATTTTATCATTTCCTGTGTGTAGTTATCTCCGGATACGTATCCCATTTTTTCGTAAGTTTTAATCAATCCATTATGTTTTAATAAAGCATAAATAAATTTACTCCCAGAAGACTCACAAGTTTTAGTTAAACTTTCTATTAAAATATCCAAAGCTCCCTGGCGTTTTTCTTTTTCTTTGTATTCCTTATTAGAAATAATCCAGTCTACCCAAGCTACTTTTGAATTTGTCATATATATAAAACCTGCGCAAACAGGTGTTTCTCCGTCTAAAACTATTAGTCCTCCTTCTCCATTTTCAGGTAAGAAATCTTTTAATGGAGCTTCCCACTCCCAATCTCTCCACCATTTGACTAAATAATCGTCATAATCAGAAGCTTTTAACTTTCTTATATTAAATTCCATACTATTAAATTAGATTCAATAGCAAAGATACTAATTTTTAAGGATAACTTTTCATAACCTGAGACTCTACGGCAAATAATTCGGTAGCTGTAGTGTCTGTATTTTCGATAGTAAACAAACAATAATGTCCTAATATTCCGTGAGACTCTGCTAATGTGTTTTTGTAAGCTAATATAAAAGCATTCTCGGTGGTTGGAGCTGTCGATCCTTCTATAGTGGCATCAACTGTAATTCTACCTGGAACTATTCCTGCTATTTGACCAGCTAAAGCGGGAGTATTGGTATTGTCATTGTTGTAATACAAGTAATCTCCAACGCTAATTATAGAATCTATAGCTACTGTTAAGTTAAAAAACCTCTGAGTATCCGGCCCACTAAAACTAGTTATCCTTCCTATTCCGTTTACAGATCTTAAATTAAAAGTATCTAATATTGCAGGAACTTGAGTTGTGTTTTTTACAGAAGCAAACCAAGCCCCCTCCTTCTTTTCAAACCAATTTGAGCTAATGAAGCTATTGTTCTGAATGTTAGTGGATAATGCTGCACTCCAAGAGCTATTTGATTGTAAGGTTAATGTTTTAAATAGTTTATTAGTTAATGGCTCTTTATTAATAACGCTAGTCATTCTAGAGTTATATTGAGCTCCGTAATAATTATTATGCACCTCATTTGTGTTATGTCTATATAAATTACCTCCAGAAAAACTGTAGAAATAATTATTCATTCCGATCATATAGTCAGGACTAAAAGAAAAAAACGAAGGCCACCCTTTAACCCCTTCGCTATAAGACAAAGTATATTGCTGACCTAAAGGCACTATCGGAGCTGGCACAGGATTCGTAGGAACAGGAGTCGGAGCTGGTGTCGCTGTAGGAAGTGGAGTTACGGTTGCGGTAGGTATGGGTGTTGCTGTTGGTAAAGGCGTCGGACTTGGTGTCGGCGTTGGCGGTATTGTTGGCGATCCACCTGGAGTAATTGGATTAGTTCCTGACAGTACGCCAGAAACGGCAATAGTACCTGACCCTGTGACGTTAGAGCCACCACTTGATAGTAATGGGAACAAATAAATAGTGTAATTTCCAGCCGGCAAACTGTTATAACTTCCTAACGCTCCGGTAATTATCCCTGTAGTGCTTACTGGTGTGTTCCCTGAAGACGCGGTAGCGTCTGACGTACTTCTATAAAAATTAATAACCTCTTCCCCTGCTGCATTTATAACAACCCCTCTTGCAGTCACATCTCCACTTCCATTATCCCATCGTGCGGATATAAAAGGAGTGTCTCCGTAAGTAGGAGATGCAGCTAAAGGTAGTGAAAGAAAAAACTCCTTAACAGCTACCACGCTATAAGTAACATTTCCTCTGCCTATATATTCAAATCCAGTGTTGGGATTAAATGAAGTTGTAGTAAGTTCGGTATAAAAATTCATAGGTAAATATTCTAGCTACAAAATTACGATTTTATTATTAATGTATTCAGATTCTTGTAAAGTCAAAGCTTTATGATAAAATATCAAAATACTCTCTCCAATCAGATTTTATAAGCTCTATTTTATCTTTATTATCATTCCACATAAGATCAAATATCTTCTCATCAGACCCAATATATCCTTTCATAATACAAGCCTCTACCTTATAAGCAAAAGCATCACACATCCATTTAAGGTCTTTCTTAGGTATAGAGAAACAACCTCCCTGTATATTCCTAAATTGACTAAGAGAATGGTCTTCGTCGTTTTTATAAATATGCACTGGTGTGTTATGACTAAAAAACATAGGTTTATCACTGAGCTTGGCTGGGTTTGGCCACTTTACATTGTATTCACTAGCGTCTTTATCTCTAAAACAACCCGCATCTACCCACACATAATGAGTCCCATCAGTTATAGTTGAGGCGTCTAACATCCACCTTAACTTGTTAAACATGAGTATATTGTACCATACTTCGCACATCTCAGGAACTTGAGGAAATACCACTTTGTTTTTAAATTCAACTGAATTCATCAATATATTTAATTCGTAAAAATGTTTTAAAGTAGAATACAATACAGGTTTGCGTAGTTCAATTATATCTATATTACTAGGCCTTAAAGCTTCAATCTCATCTTTTAATTTTTCAGTATAACAAACAATTTTATTCTTAACCTGAAGAAGATTGTTCATCCAATACAAATAAGTATCTATGGATAGATTATATTCTTTCCATTTATCCCTTTCAATATCATACAACGCGGTAACTATAATAGGCTTGTTCATAATTATATTTCAAACACCCTTTTGTTTATCCACCCTTTAGACGTGCTGTAAGGCCATAACACCCACTGATGGGGGTCAGGTCCATTATACTCTCTTCGTACAGTAGAACTCTCCTGTGTGCCTACAAACAGATTGTTTATCTCTACCTTGCTTAAATCCTCTCGATTTAAAGGCTCTCCGTTTTTATCTTCAAAAATTAAAGCAGCAAACTCATAATCATCTTCTGGAAAAAAATCTTTACGTAAAGTTAACTGATGTTTTGATTTTAAAAAATAAGGCTCATTTAATCCCTTAGAAGGAAGTGTGTTTTTTGAACAGCTGTTAGTTATAGCCCTGTCCTTAAAGCGTATGCCACTGTATTTTTCATAATCCATAATAGTTCTATGACTACCAATATCATAACCTTTAAATGCGTTTTTATTACAAGGAGAGCAAACCTCACCGTCAACCCCTAAAAGTCGCCTAGTTCTAGAATGAGCAATTTCATTTTTTGAATGCCAATCCTTGTCATCATCCCACTGCTTCACTCTACCCACCCTAGTATACTCGTGCCAATTAATTAATTTATGAGGGTGAAACAAATCATACCCCCAAGTGTAAGCCCTTACCGCTATTGTTATCTCTTCTCCGTGGAAATAAAACATAGGATCGTGCTGAACTTCTTTACAGAAATCTCCAACAGTAAAAGCAAAATGAGCAGAATAGAACCTAGCCGGAATAGGGGATGTAACAGTTTCGTCTAAATAATATGGTAGAAAAAATACAACTCCTTCTGGAGTAAATCTATCAAACTTCATTCCACAAGGCTTATCACCTCTTTCAACTGGATCTTTTTCTGGAAAATAAGAAGGCATATACCCCGTAAGCAGAGGTTTATTATAACCTTCATCTTGAAGAGACTTCAGCATATCTATGCATATAGTGTCCCAGCCTTTTACAAATCTGTGATGAGAGTCTATTTGAAGTGTGTATTTTTCTCCGTTATAATGTTGTTGTATTTGATTTCTAGCCCAGCAAGCGCCCAAAGAATCGCCGTAAGGAATATCTATAATTATAAACCTATCATCATTAGCATATTTTAGAAGCGTGTCCCATTCATCTTCATTACTATGTTGATGTGCAATACATATTTTTAGACCACTTGAATTGTCTGCGTTCTCCAGCATATTATCAATCGTGGGAATAAGTTCCGGATCTCGATAACTAGCAATCTGTATAAAGATTGTTTCCATTATATTAAATTTAATTATAAAACAAAATTACTAATTATATTGTAAATTAAAAATTATAAAACCTGAATACTTATCTGACACGTGTCTAATACTACCCCGGCATTATTACCCTCTTTTAACTGCATCTGTACAAGACCTGTTGCATTTGGATTACCGTCAAAATAAATATTAACCGGCCCTCCGCCTGGACCGCCTGTATTTGAATCTACAGTAAAAGAAAGATAAGCGTTGCCTCCACTAGCGAAGTTAATGTAATAGTTTGTATTACAGTTTACGGTAGCAAATAAAGTTGTCGCAGAACCTCTAGCCACGCCTAAAACATTAGGGAAAAATGTACAGTTAGGAGTTACCGGAGGCTCAGTTGCTGTAGCATTAGCGCTACATGGTATTAAAGCGCCATTATTATTAATAGGAGTGTCGATACCACTTCTGTCAACAGACGTCGCTGTAATTCTAATGTTAGCACTATACGCTTGAGGTTGAGATCCAGACTGATAAGTAGAAGGAGTAATAGCCCCTTCAATATTCCCATTAACAATACTTGCGCTAACCGACTGACCAACAGTCCCGTCTTCTACGGTAAATGTTGCATCACTACAAACAAAAGCAACAGGATCTGGAGGTAAAGCAGGGCATCCCGTTAAGCATATACCATTTTCTTGAACACAAGCCACGCCCGACAACTCTGTCCAAGTAGCTCCCACAGAACTAACACTCGCCTCAACAGTGTAAAACACCCCTGTAGCTGAAGATTGTTGCACCCTAGTGTCTATACCAAACTCAACTTCTGTAGTAAAGAAAAATTCAGTCTCATTAGTTAAACAAGCCCTAAGTTGATAAGTAAATGTAGTCGAAATAGCTGGACATCCAAATAAACCTGTTAAAGCCTCTAGGCTAGACGGAAGTATCAAGCTCTGATTAACTGAAGGCAAGGCTGGAAATGTATTGTTATACGTATAAAACTTAGACGGAGTAGCACTACTATCAACATACCTTTGAGTATTACCAGGTTCGTCCGCAGGCAAAGAAGCAATATATCCGGAATCTGGAGTTACTCCTGCACTATCAACACAACCAACTAACGTGTAGTAAACAACAGATGGCCCTGGTGTCGGAGTTGGGACAGGAGTCGATGTAGGCGTCGGTGGAATAGGTGTGGCTGTAGGAACTGCCGTTGGTGTAGGCGTTGCCGCGCAGTTAGGGCATAAAACAGCTGTAAGTAATCTACATCCTAGCAATTGACGAGATATAATTCCATCAGAATAATACCCATCTCCTGCACAAATAGTTAAATTTGCATCTGTAAAAATTGAAGTAGCACTTGCAAAAGTAGCCGTGTCAAAATAATAAGTTCCTTGTGCCATTTATATTAATTTAAGTTGGACAGTTTAATGTTGTACTCCATGAGTTATTACTTAACGGTGAATACACTTCCACTGTAGCAAATGTTGTTGCTGTAGATTTAGTAAATGTTCCCGTTCCAATACCAACTCCAGAAATAGTCTCGGGAGGTAATCCTCTTCCTGAAAGAGCATTGTTTAACGCTCCTTGTTGAGTAGCATCCCCTCTATATCCAGTGTTTATAACTTCAACCCCGTCAAATTTAACTATTACTTTAGAAGGAACTTCTGTAATATTAAAATCTAACAGTACTCCTCCAAGTGTAGCTCCTAAAGTAATATTTGATGTTTGAGGAAAGACAGCACCTCCGCTATAACTATTCGCTACGCCACAAGCTATTGTAGGTCCTATAGGCGTCGCTGGGCAGCAAGCATCTATGTAGTTACTATCTTTATTTAATATACCGCTAGTTGAGCTTCTATAATCCCAAATTAAATATAATTTATTTTGAGTTGTAGTTCCAACAGGCATAGTAAAATTAGCAAAATTTTGACCTCCATTTGTTACAATTGGAGTGGCTTCAGAAGATGCGGTTATTAACGACAATATATCTGATGAAGTATTATTATATACAATATCTGTTCTTAAATACCTAAACTTATTAGATGTGGTATTAAACACAAAATCATCAGTAGTTAATTTATTGCTTATTATATTCACTAAAGCTCCTTCACTAGGAACTACTCCTGCTCCAATAGGACCTGATACGGTACTATATTGAGATACAATAGGAATTAAATCGCTCGCCGCAAAATCAACTTGATTGGAATGTAATGGTGAAGAAAATACACCATCTGTCCAATTATATTGATTATGAATAGTTTGAGTTGCTTCATTATTGCTAGTAACACTAATATTATATATTGTTATTATATCCTGAATAGGGCATTCAGTTGTTATTTGTATAGTGTCCGCAACTAAAGAAGTTGTAGAAACCGCCAAGGTAATTTCTGAAACATCTACTATATTTTTAGGTATAGTAATAGTCCCGCTTACAAATACTAATCCGCTAGTATATTCAACTCCATTGTAGTAAGCCTTAATAATATAACCATCCGAACCACTGCTTGTAGATTGAGAAACAATATCAAGACCAGATTCAGTCTGAACATCTTCTAATCCGGGAGATACGGGGGTGTTTATTTCGCTAACAACATCTTCTAGCGCAGCGTTAGGTATAACATAATCAATAACTACTGATCCTATATCTTGACCTACATTCACACAGTATATAGTCTCTTCTTCTGGATTTACTAAAACATTTTCTGTTACACCACAAGCCAAACAATTACTCATACCTGGGATTGTTTGAGAATTAGTAGCTAAAACATACTCGTTCATGTAAGGGTCAAAAGCTCCAAGCTTCTGATTAGTAATGGTATTTATAAAGAAATCTCTAAACCAGCCACGCATCCCAAATTCAGAAATAACCTGTAATTGTTCTTGCCCAACATCGTTTCCTGTTAATTGTATTACAGCACCTCTTTTTGAATCCGTAAAATATTTATTCGCTCCATAAGAAACAAAACTTTCAGGATTAGAGCTTATACCAAACTCTTCAATTCTAGGAACTTGCGATCCTAAAACTTCAGGAACAGACGTCAAGACTCCACCTCCAGAGGCATCTGTAAGTAAATTTACACCTGTCATCACGTAAGATATTTTATCCTCTTGAAGCGTTAGTATGTCTTTTTTCCTAGAGTATAATTTATTTATAGGACCAAAAGAATCCTCTAAACTTTTAAAATTTAGAAGACCTAAATTAAATTCATTAAGCTTATTTACGTTGCTTTCATCATTAAATATACCGCTATAAGTTAGGTCCGCAAACCTGTGAGCCTCCTTGTATATTTCTGCAGATGTAGTGCTTACTCTATTTCCAAAATTTAATGGCTTCCCCGTTAAAGAGTCTCTGACTTTATAACTTTCAATTCCATTTCCAAATGATATACAATTGTAAAATCCAGTGTCAATAATAGCATCTTGAGGAGTTGTAGTTCCTGCGTTATTAAAATTAATAAGCTGATTAGAAACATTTCCCGTGTGCTGACCTAAATCGTCAATAGCAAAAGACAAGTCGTTTTCATACCAAACATCAGGTAAAGCTTCAACTGGCTCTGTCTCAAAAGCAATAGTAGAACCGTCGGTTCTATCTACTATTATCTGAACATCAACAGAAGCCTTGCTTCGACCAAGATTGCCAACACAACCCACTCCTCCAGCAACAATTAAAAACAATTGATTAGTCGTGGTGTTTCTAAAAAACTGATAACTAATGTTATTTATATTTGCATTAGGAAAATCAGTCCCATTAGGATTTCTAGCCGCAGTAATAAGTGTATTATAGTAAGTACTAATGAAGGGACTCCCAGTTTCATCTCCATCATAAGTACCCTGTCCATTATCTATTAGTAAATTAATACTTTCACCTTCCCAATAATCTTTAAAGTTATTATAATCAGCCCTAGCTCGAACGTCTAAATTTAATTTATAAGTTCTTCTTCCGCAGCTATTACTTCTACCCCACCTATTAAATAAAAAATTAAATCTACCGTTTGATCCATTATTTACAGTGTAGTCAATATAATCATAAGGAGCTCCTGAAGTGTTCACTACATTTACTGGGTATGCCACGGCAGGTCTTCCGTTTACTCTATTTTGTATATTTCCTGGATCAACCAAAACCCCTCCCGCATCATCAGCAGAAGCTATCGAAAAGTTGGTAGTATTTATCTTCATGTAAGCTCCAGCAGGAACGTTAATTGTTCCTGCAGGATCACTTCCAGCAGCAGGATTTAAGGGATCTTCTATATTTATAAAGTTAATTCCTTTTGCTTCTTTCTCTAATACTGTTGCGTATGTGCAACTCCTTAAGTATTCGTTGCTATCTCTTTTTACTATTAACCTATCTCCAGTCTGGACCTTAGCCGCATTCTCTCCCTCTAATAAGAAAAAAGTAGCGTTACTATCTGGATCTTTATAGTATGTGCTAACATAAATAGTATTATAAGTTGTTTTGTCAGGCTTAATGACAAATTTATATCTTTTTGCCCATGAAGGCGCTATTTGAGGTGGAGAAACTGACGTAGAATTAGGTCCAGATCCACCTGGAATAGTAACCTGTATAGTGTTTACTGCAGCTGAATATTCGCAAGCAACATGAACAGTGTTGTTTAAAGAAACTTGAGTAGTGGAAGATCTATTGAACTCATCCATGTAGACAATGCCTATTTCATATCCTCGATTACTATGTAGACTATAATTATTAGATGACTTTACATAGCGAGCTTCAACTGAATTTATCTGATAATACTCATATAAAGTTTGAGTGGGAGTGTTTATATCATCCACAAACTTCATAGCCGGTATTTGAAAACTAATAACACTACTTCCAGGGCTGCTTATTATTTCAATAGCTTGATCTACAGCAGAAATTCCACTTGCAGTTTTAACAAACGTTGTCCCTGAGTTAGATAAGTTAGTTGGTATAATACAATTAAACTCATCTGTAACCGTAACTCCAATGCACGAATTTGCTACAGTTTTAATAGGAGGCCCAATTATCGCTATAAAATCAGCGCTTGTCGCTAAGTCATGAACGCTATTAAAGTTTTGAGACAAAACATAATCAATAGTGATAACTTTTGCTGTAGTCGTTGTGTCTGGAAAGGGGGCTTGACCTGAAAAAGAATAATGAAAAAATTGAATTTCAAAATTTATACTTGAACCTTGAATTAATTCTGAGTCAGATAAATCTACACTAACAATAGAGTCAGGTATTGTCTCTGAAGTTCCACCTATAGTATATACACCACTATTAGTGGTATCTGTAAGAGTTACTAAGCCTACATCTTTTGACTCTAAGTTAACGCTATAATTAAAATTAATAGGGTTATTAAACCTATCTAATAAATTGTATCCTTCTACGTAATTTCCATACACAAGTCTGTTTCCTATTAAAGTTTGAGCTTGAGCTATTTTAGGAACATTATCATAAAGCCTTAATATTTCATATTCAGGAAGTATGGTAAATATTTTTTGATTATCAAAAATATAAACTTCTGTATTGTCGTTTCCAAGTCCTGCTGCCGCTTTGTCTATTTTTTCTATAACTTTAATAGTAGGATTATCCATCTCCTTAAATAAAAGTTCTATTCCCGTAACTAAAGCTCCTCCAGTGTTGTAAGATATTCGCACAGCATTTGAAGAGTTTATCATCCCCTCATTTAAAAAACTTTCATAACTAAAAGTAAAAAATTTAGATGTAAACGCAGGGTCACTAAATTGTGAAGTTGCAGAAAACTCTCCATTCTGATATTGATACCTGTAAGCAAAGCAAATAAACCGATCCTCTAAAAAGTTATTTTCAGTAGGCAAGGAAAATGCGCTAACAGTCGGTGCAGAGACGGGTGGCTTTTTTATTACTAAAAGGCTTTCTGCGCTAAAATCATCTATATATGCAGCCATGTCTAAATATTAATTGTGTAAGTTACATTATTAACTAAAGTTATACTTGTAAAGTTAAGTAATCCTGTCGATTCTGGCTGTATATTTATACCTGATCCATCATTAAATATTGATCCAGGCGCATAATTTACCGACCAAGTTCCACTTGACCCGTCATCTCCAGTTATAGTGCCCGACAAAGTTCCTGAGCCTGGATTACCAACTCCTGAAGAATTAATTATACCAAAACCCCCGGTACTATCTCCATATACAAATGAAGTTAAAGCAAAATTAGAAGCGTTTCCGCTGCCTTGGAGGCCATATCCTTTGGTAACCGTAAGCACTGACCCTGAAATAGGAATTGTATAACAGTCTGTACCCGGCAAAGCAATTTGAGTTGTAGTAGGCGCTACTCCCGCACCTATACCTCCAATAGGATTAGGGCAAGGAAGAAGAGTCCCTCTATGAAATCCATAAACGTCCACTAACACAGCGTTAGTAAATCCAGCAGTAAATTTCCACGCTAAACTTGGAACTGAAGCAGGAGTACCGGTAACTGGATCACCATAATTATTATTTATATTTATAGATCTAGGGGGATTTAAATTATCTGTAAAAAATAATAAATTTTCAATTAAATTTATACCTGTTATTAAGTTTTGAGGATTAAAATTTAAAGTAGTAAGTATTCCTCCTCCGTCATCAAGACTAATAACATGATAATTTAACTGAGTTGTTATCGTGTTAAAAGAAACTATCATATCACATTTTCCAGTATTTCCTAAAGGAAATTCAGGATCATGAACAAACCAATATATAGTCTCATTCGCACCATCATCATAAGCTCCCAAGGTTCTTGCTGCGGAACTTAAAGGTGTCTCAACAAGTGTTACCCTGTCTGTAAATATTAAAGACGTTAAAACGGTGTTTCCTTTAGTATTTTCCACAGAGCCATATTCAGAATCTTCCGTAGAACCTAAGCGAACATTTAACGCGTCAATATATTCACCATCAATTATAAGCCTTTCATCAAGGCTTTTATTCATCCTTCCCTTAATGAAGTTTCTTTGAATTTTTGCCATTTTATTTTATCCACTTATTCTGACCTCGCATACTCATAATTAGTCTACTAGGATGAATATTGCTTAATCTAATTTTTGCATTTCTTAAAAGTGCTGATTTGTTTTTTCTAGCTCTATTAATAATATATTCTTGCACTCCAAATTTACTATTTAAAATAGCGTAACTTATATATGCGTATATATACTCTTCAAACATTTTATTGACCGTAACCAAACTATCATCTCCGTTTTCCATACCATCAGAAATGTATTGTAAAATACAGCTTTGATTAGCCATAGTGGAATCAAAATTAATTACACCTGCTTTTTTATCAATAGTAAAAGTTGGATTTATGTTAGCAGTCTCAGTATTTAAACCATATCTCGCGCCAATTCTAGAATTATATATATCACTATCAAAATTGTTGACCCCTGGGTTTACATTTTCGTCTATTGAATCATTTAAATATATGCTCTGTAAACTTCCATCTAATCTTTGTGTATCAATAGCAGAGGTTTCTGTGTTTACATTATCATCAGAATCATAAGTAAATGCTGCGGTAGCTGTTTGAATATAAGAAACGGCAGACTGTACTTGTATATTTTCAGTAAGATCTCTTACTACGCCATCTTTAAATAAAGATAGCTTAACCCAATTCACGTAATCTGAAGGTAATACAAACCTTAAATCGTCATAAACAGTAAGCTCTAAAGATTTTATTTCTTTAAATGCATCGTAGTTTAACTCCTGTATACTTCGCTTTGCGTGAAATAATATTTTATATCTATTCTCGTTATTTACTAAAGAATGGTTTCCGTCATACATCAACAGAAAATTAGTAACTATATCAGCTAAACTAACATATTGATACGAACCCCAGTTAGAATCTGTAGGTGCGACACCATCGTTTGTGTAATATTTTTTTTGATCTATATATGCCATGTTTATTGCTGTTGATTTTGAATTTGTTCTTCCATCTGTCCAAATTTAACTACATCTCCTTCTCTAATAGATATGCCCGCATATTGCAATATCTTTGCCACTAAATCATTACCGTCATCTATAGGTAACTCGAAGTCTTGAAAATCCGGTTGACTTTGATCAAAAATAGGGTCTCCATTAGAAATTGAAGTGAATGTCCATTTAGGGTCTTTAGGATACCTGATATACTGCGCTTGAACATCTCCAAAAGTGTTATATGTACTTGGATATATAGTTATACTAGAAGCCTCCTGACTATAGGCAGGATAAGTTATAGAGGGCGTTGTAAGTATTGAGCTATTAAGTAAAGTTATTTTACTTTGACCCACTTTTTCTGCTTCCCCTTTATAAACACCTCCTGTTGAACATAAGACTTTATTTAATAGGTAATAATCAGAACCTGTGGTAGATGCGCTAGGAAGGAAAAAAATGTTATTAGCGTTTTGAGACAAAGATTGTGTAACTGAAAACGTATCTATTACCTCTTCTATCCCCTTTTTTAAATCGGCATATCCAGTTCCTGATATACGTGAATTTTCTTTATTGATTTGTTGATTATATGAATAAAAATACTCATCAAATAAATCTAACTGAGCTTGCTTCGCAAACAAGTTAAAATCCGATGGAGATATATACCCGTAGTTATTTTTATTTATAATCGCTAAAACTGTATTTCGTACAGAGTTTATCATTGCTACTTATTTTAAACAAAGATAAGCAAAAAAAAAGAGG